TAATAGACTTACGAGTATTTGATGATGGTGTAGGTTGTGAAAAGTTTGCTAAATACATTGCAGACTATCTTCAAGAAATGGTTCAAGAAGAAACAGATGGTCGTGTGAATGTACACAAAGTTCAATGCTGGGAACACAACGACAATATGTCTGAATATCATATAAAAAAATAAATTGTATTTTGAAAAAACTTTATTATACTTATATAAAAACCACACAGTAGTAGTTGGTTTATTTAACAAATAACATCAAAGACTGTTTTTTAAGAAATGGTCGGAATGGAGAAACATAATGAAATACTCAGAAAAGGTGAAGACCTTTAACATACTCACACCACGTACAGCATATGTACCATTAGATAAAATACATGAACCTGTTGGTTTAAACGGTGGTGACACCGACTTAACAAGATGGAATTTAGATATTCCAGCCGTTCGTAAAGCGTATGAAGCATTAAAAGAATCAATTAAAACTAATGGATTTTTGATTGGTGTTGTGGGAATAGAATTGCCACATGATATCATATTGTTTGAAATATCATACGAAATGGGTGATTGGTTAGCTGTTGATGTTAATGGTAGAGTACGAGTTTTAAAAGACTTGGAAGACGAAGGGGGTATACTAAATGAAGGTACAGATTTTGAAGGTCTAGTACCTGTTATGGATGTAACTCATATAGTTCTTAAAGATAGTCATAACGTAGATGAAGATATCATAGAAAGACTATGGCATACATTAGTGACATTAAATACTAATCAAATGAAATGGACAGATTACGATTTCATATCAACTGGTTCACGTGCTATAACAGACAAAGTTCAAAAAGAAGTTTGGGAATATTTGACATTACAGATGAAAAAATTTCATCCTAATTTAAGTAACAAAGTTGTTCTGGGTGGAACAATTAATACATTGAGTGAAGGAATGAGAACTAAAGCAAACATACCTTTTGATATGAAATTCAAAAGATATTCGGATATAATATTAAACGTGTTAGCTGATATTAGAGATGAACATAATAGTATAGATGCAAAGGCTCCTTTTTTAACACTTCTAGCAAAGTATCTACGAACATCAACCATTAATGGAAAATTCAAAGGTCAAGAGTATGATGATGGTGGTAACGTAGATACAAAAACACTAAGGTCTTGTTTTCCTATATCGGATGAATTATATTCAGATTCACACTTCTTTGAATTTAAACAATACATAACATATATCGGAGATAGACTAGTAAACTTAACACCACCAAAAGGAGGCTTTCCAGGTGGTAGTATTTTATTTAAAATGTTTATTGAAGAAACCATGTTAACGTTTGATGAAAGATTCTTTAGAAAAATCAAAAAAAATGCTTGACTTATGTTGTTTTTTTTCGTATATTAACATATGATAAATAAAGGTTTTAATATGAATATAAAGTTACCAGTAAACGATAGTAGATTCGTTAATATTAGAGTAAGTAAATATTGGAACGAAAACGAAAAAGAAATAAAAGCATATTTCTATAATAAGTTAATGGGTGTCAAGGGTGAGTATGAAGCTGCCCTTGACAATCCATATGATTCAGACGTTTTTAAAAATCACTATAGTAATGGTGATGTCGAAAATATAAAAGGTAAATTTCGTTCATTTTTACGATTACCACTAGGATATAATTGTTTGGTCTTACCTCTCAACAAAACTAATGTTGGATTCGACTTGTTTAGTGAAGATGCTTACAAGTTAAAAGAAGCTCGTAATATTGGAAACAAATTAACCAAAGACCATATATTTGGAGTTACTGAAGTTGGTGTTCATGTATTCATAAAGTTCAGAGATAGTGGATGGGATTGGAAATATATGTGTGACGAGTGGTTACCTAATAATCTTGAGTTGTTTTTTACTTGTAGAATATTAAAGAGTGAACATCAAAAAGAAGATGAAGATGATAACAACGGTATAGCTCGTGGTAAACATTCACTAGAACAAAAGATGGTATTAGAACACTATAAAGAAGTTGGGATATCAGTTCCGTTAATAGCTGACTAAAATATGGATTATACTAAAACACAACCAATTGGAGAACTATATACTTGTCTACAAGGTGAGGGTAAGTATATAGGGATTCCACATATTCTTATTAGAGTTAGTGGATGTAAACTAAGATGTCAATTCTCAGATTCTTTTTGTGATACACCGTATGCTTCTTGGAAACCAGAAAAGGGTAAGTTTACATTGGATGATATTGTAAAATTTTATGAGTATAATCCACAAGTAAAACATACTATGATTACAGGTGGAGGCCCAACAAGTTATTCAGAGTTATTAAAAGAGTTATGTATTATTGGTAAACAATATGATCACACCATAACAATTGAAACTGAAGGTAGTGAGTTCGTACAAACTGTAGCTGATTGTATATCACTATCACCAAAATTATCTAACTCAACACCAAGACCAGGTACTTGGATGCCATATACTGATCGTGAAGTTACAGAAAGAGATAAACAACAACATGAGAAGTGGAGATGTAATTACGATGCAATGGAAGAGTTGATTACCAATCATTCTGATTACCAACTAAAGCCAGTTATATCAAGTAAAAAAGATTTAGAAGAAGTAGAAATTTTACAAGATCGATTGAACATACCAAACAAAATGGTTTGGTTAATGCCAGAAGGTTTAACACCTGAACAATTATCTAAAAGACGAACTTGGTTGATGGAGTTATGTGAACAAGAGGGTTACAATTTTACAGATAGATTACATATAATAGCTTATGGAGATAAACGTGGAGTATAATATAATAGAAATTTTAGGATGGTTAGGAACAGTTTGTATACTGTTTGGGTATTACTTAAATGCAAAGAAACTTGATATGTCTTGGGTGGTTTGGTTTTTAGGTAATTTATTTATGTTGGTATATTCTGTTAATATTAAAGCCAATCCACAAGTATTACTAGCGGTAGTTCTTATGGGTTTAAATGTTTATGGTTATTTAAATTGGAGAAAACTAAATAAGTGAAAGCAATATTAAGTTTAAGTGGTGGACTAGATTCCACTGCATTGTTATTACATCTCATCAACAAAGGTTATGATGTACACACAATAAGTTATTATTACGGACAAAAAAATAAAGTAGAACTTGATGGTCTAGCTCGTATCTTACATTATCTTGAATATAAAGAATATAAAATACCAAATCAAAGAGTAGATTTATCATCGGTATTTAAATCATTTAATTCTTCATTGACAAGTTCTGATATTGATGTACCTACAGGTAAAACAAATGAATCAAAAATGAAGATGAATTTTGTTCCTAATAGAAATGCTATTTTTTCATCTGTACTTTATGGGTTTGCAGTATCTATAACAAAAGAACAAGATACACAAGTTGATGTTTGTTTGGGTGTACATGCTGGAGATGGAAATGTTATCCCACCTGATTGTACACCAGAGTTTTATTGGAAATTAGAAGATGCTTTTAAAATAGGTAATGTAAATACTGAAAATATAAATTATTATTTACCATATGTTAATAAAAAGAAATATAAAATTATTGAAGATGCGAAGAATATTTGTGATGAGTTAAGTTTAGACTTTAAATATATTTTTGAGAATTCCATATCTTGTTACAATGGAAATGGTTGTGGTGAATGTGGAGCTTGTTCGGATAGAATTTTAGCTTTTGATAAAGCGGGAATAGAAGATGTTACTAAATACGTAGGAGAAATAAATGAAGAAAGTAAATAAATTACCATACGCCAATGGTAATATGCCAGTAACTGATGAAGAAAAAAAAGAGATGATTAAAACAGCTGCTGAACATTATGGTAGATACATGGATGCTCTTAGATTAGATTGGAGAAACGATCCGAATAGTTTAGAGACACCGATGAGAGTTGCTAAGGCTTTTGTAAATGATCTAGCTGCTGGGTGTTATACTGAAGGCCCTAGTATTACAGCGTTTGATAATGTTGATAAATATGATGGTATTATTTTTCAAGGTAACATAACAGTACACTCGTTTTGTTCACATCATCACTTACCTTTTATTGGTAAAGCTCATGTAGCTTACATACCTAGTGAAGATGGTAAGATAATTGGCTTGAGTAAACTGAATAGGATAGTAGAATTTTATTCACGTAGACCACAGGTACAAGAAAATCTAACAATGCAGATACATAAACATATCACAACTGCTTTGGAGAAAACTAATGGTGTTGCTGTTATGGTAGAAGCCAATCATATGTGTGCTTGTGTTCGTGGTGTTAAACATGATGCTACAATGAAAACTGCTAAACTAACTGATGCTTTTAAACTTTCTACAAGAGTACGAGAAGAATTTTATAACTTCATACGGGATTTAAAATGAAACAATTTATAAGTTGGGATGAGTATGATGGTTATATTGATTCTATTGCAAATTGGGTATCTGCTAGTAATTTAAACCTAGTGGGTATTTATGGATTGCCTCGTGGTGGTTTACCTATGGCAGTATCTCTGTCGCATAAATTGGGATTACCACTACTACTTGACTACTATGATAGGAGAATTATTAAAGATGTATCCAATGTAAATAAAGTATTGGTAGTCGATGATATAGCGGATACGGGTGAGACATTAAAAAAGTTTAGTCCTTTACATAATGTAATTTGTACATTTCATTATCACAAACAATCTATTGTAACACCTGATTATTGGGTACATGAGAAAGGTGATGATTGGATTGTATATCCGTGGGAACTTGTTAACAGTAACGAAATACAGGATTATTTAATATGAGTAAATTTAAATACTTTCCATCTTTTTCAGTAGCTGGCTTTGGTCAAGCTTTGAGAAAAGATTTGAAATTAAAAAATGGTTTGACTTCAAGATTCTATTCAAAGGATTTTCCAGAAAAATATAGACACAATGAATTCTTAATATCAGCTGGTCACTTTTTAAATAAACCTGATCTGTATGGCGATCATGGTTTCACTAGTGAGAATCTAATCATGGGAGACTCTGGTGGATTTCAAATAGCTTCGGGTGCTCTTAAATGGGATAAGTCACTTTTAGAAAAAGTTTTTACTTGGTTAGAAAATAATTCAGACATTGCTATGAATTTAGACATACCACCTAAGATGAAATACGAAGGTATGTATGAAGAGTGTTTGAATATCAGTAAAGACAACTTTAAATACTTTGCAGATAAACAATCTGGTAATACTGATTTTTTAAATGTGGTTCAAGGTACAAATGAAATGGAGTACATGAATTGGTACAATGAAATAAAAGATTTTCCATTTCAAGGTTGGGCTATCGGTGGTGGTGGTAGAAGTATATATGCTTTCATGTCTGGTGTACTATCCTTGTTGAATGGTAAAGAACATTTAAAAGATTCAAACAAATGGCTTCACATTTTAGGTATATCTAAAATCTCTGATTTTTTGATGTTGAATCAATTACAAAAATCGTTAAATGAAGTTGGTTCTAAAATAGTTGTTACAACTGATAGTTCCTCACCAGATAGAGCTGTTGTTTTCGGTGGTTACTATTTAGATTACAATTTTAAGAAAGCTTCCTTTCAATCAATTAATGTACCTAAACATGATGATACTTTTAAAGATCAAACATTTAAATACCTACCAGTTTCTACTGAATTTGATAGAGAATATTTAAGAGATGCGTTACATTGGGATGATGCTATAGAATGGAAGAGTCAATGTACTACTGCAATGCGATTACACAACTTTATGGTTTTTAAAGAAGCTATTGATAAAGCTGAGTATTATGTTCATAGTCATGAGTACATACTAAAACAAGTCGTATCTACAGATATGTACGAACTTTTACAATCACTTGATAAGATGGTTAAAAGTGATAATCCAATACAAGTCTTTGAGAAATACAAACAACTGTACACTAAGATGAGTCGTTTGAATAATGAAACACCAGCTAAAAAACATAACTTTTGGGGAGAACAATAGAATGTTAAAATTTACACCAGAACAAATACAAGGTAATTGGAATCAGTTAATAAAACTTATCGAGGATACTTTTGAAGGTGAACGTAAAGAAAAGTTATTGAAAATGTATAAACACTTTGAAGATCGAATGTGCTTAGCACCAGCTTCAGGAACAGAACATTTTCATCTATGTACACCAGGTGGATATGTAAAACATATTTTAAACATTGTACATTACAGTAAAGAGTTTTATAAGATATGGAAAGACAATGGAGCGATAGTTGATAACTATACAGAAGAGGAATTGATATTTGCTGCTATACATCATGACTTGGGTAAGGTTGGTGATTTAAATGCTGATCACTACATTCCAAATGAATCTGAATGGCATGTAAAAAATCAAGGTAAGTATTATATCAACAATCCAGAATTACAATTCATGACACCACCTGATAGGGGTATTTGGATATTAAATCAATTTAATATTAAGATCACAATGAATGAAATGATTGGGATAAAATTAACCGATGGTATGTATGACGAGGGTAACATCCAATATCTTAAAGCATACGCCTCAGAGAAGAAATTAAAGACTAATATGCCCCATATACTACACCAAGCAGACATGGCTACTACCCGTATTGAGTTTGAAGATTGGGTACGTGACAATACTAAAGAAGAAATAAAAGTTCAAGGTAGTGTTAAGAAAATTAAAGAGGCTGTTACTATGGGAGAAACATCCAAACAACTCACACAAAAATCTAAAGATTTATTTGATGAACTTTTTGGAGATAAATAATGTTGATGTATTTACAAATAGTCGGTGTAGTGGTAGGATTTTTATTCATAACTGCATGTTATGTAATATGGAACTTAACAAAAAAAACAGAACTACTAGAAACTTGGGTAGAAAACTTTACTCAGATGATAGAGACAATACAACGAGAACTAAATGAAATAGATGCTAAAGGTAGTTTTGAAGCCGATGATGAAACAGGTACAATTTTCAAAGCAATAAAAGAAACAGTTAAACAACTAGACAGTTATAAAGGGGAAGAACAATAATGATTACAACAACAGTATCAGGTTCAGTAAAACCAAAACCTAAATTAAAATCAATGATGAAGAAGCCAAGAAAAAAGAAAAGTAAAATTTACTTTGGAACACCGGTTCAAAATGCTATCATTCGATATAATGATAATCCAGAAAAACCACACATTCAAAATAAAATTTATAAAGAGCATATTCAATTTGCTTTTAGTAAATTGGCTGAAAACCTAATTCATACTTTTAAATTTTACTATTTTGATTATCCTATTGAAGAAGTAAAACATGAAGTTGTAGCGTTCTTAGTTATGCAAATGCCTAAGTATATACCAGATAAAGGAAGAGCTTTTTCATACTTTTCAGTTGTTGGTAAGAATTGGTTAATACTTCACAATAACAATAACTACAAGAAGATGAAGATACATGACCAACTAACTGTATTGGACTACAAGAGAAACATAACTTCTGAAACTTCTCTAAGTGAAAATGATGAATTTAATATTGAGTTTGTAGATCAAATGTTGGATTATTGGGATAACAATATAACTAATATTTTTCGTAGACAAAAAGATATACTTGTTGCAGATTCTGTTTTGGAGTTATTTCGTAGAAGAGCCAACATAGAAAACTTTAATAAGAAAGCTCTTTACATAATGATACGTGAAATGACAGGTTCTAATACTCAACACATTACTAGAGTAATAAACCAAATGAAAAATTATTATGGTAATATGATGCAAGAGTTTTCAACAATTGGTAAAATAGATACTTCCAATACAGGTTCTATATTTTAAACTCTTAATATAATAGGTTATAACAACGAATGTAGTCAAATAAAAAAAGGGAAATCAATTACGATTTCCTTTTTTTTTGCTCAACTTTGATAATTATTAGTGTATTTGATAAAATGTCGTGATATATATTATATATCATCATTTTTAGGTTATTATATATTTATATATGAATCAAACTACTTGGATAAAACAATGAGCATAGATTATGAAATCTTTGAGGGTAAATCACTATCATCACTCTTTGAAGATATTTACAAAAATACAGAACACAATAGAAAACAACTAGATGTCTTAACTAGAGAACTTACTAAGTTTATCAAAGATGGCGACACCGCTGTTATGATAGTTCCAATGATAAAAGAGTATTTGGAAATTAATGTTAAAAACGATGATCAACTCGTTAAGCTAGCTGGTATAGTTCAAAGACTCATCTCAGCTGAGGGTAAAGTTGGAGCTGAAGATGAATATGGGTTGTCCGATGAAGAAAAACAACAATTACTTTCTGGTATAGAAGATACTATAAAAGACATACAAATAGAATCTGATAACATACATAATAAAATAGAAAACAAGGTAGACTAAATGGCCTGGTGGAAAAAAGATAGAAAGGATAACAGTGGTGGAATAAAACTTCCACGGCTACCTACACCAGCTGCAATAAGTTCTTATATAAAAAAACTTCTCAGAGTAAATCGAGCTGAGTTTTTTGAAATAGAACCTATGGAAGTTACTAAAACTGATTTAGATGATTGGTCGCAGGGAGCTATTATGGGTACTTTTATTAATGAACCTTCACAGCAAATTAAAGGTGGTGCGGTATTACCATTGTTTCCAAATTCAAAACAAATACCATTGATTGGTGAACACGTTATTGTAGCAGAATATAATGGTCAACATTATTATTATGGTATTATAAACAGAAAAAATTCAGTCAATGAAAATTCTATTCCTGGTGTTGGTGGTGATTATCAAAAAAATACTAAATATGGTAAAACCTTTGAAAGAAAAAACATAAGGCCAGTTAAATTAAATGAAGGTGAAATAGTTCATTATGGTAGGTTTGGACAATCAATTAAATTTGGTACATATCCAGGCAATAATAAACCTACTATTAAAATAAGATGTGGTCAAAGATCACTAACAAATGAAGAAAAATTAAAAAGTGGTTTACCTATAAATGAAGATATAGAATTGGATGGTTCATCTATTTATTTATTAGATGATGGATTGCCATGGAAAACTAAAAAACCTCCAGAAGTTTCAGCAGAAAAATTTGATGGTGATATTGTTAGAGGTAAAAAAATATTAATAAAATCTGACGGTGTGGATATTAGTGGTAGAGATGATGTTAGTATCAATGCAGGGAAGGATGTTTACATATCAGGTGAAGAAGTTTTTATACATGCTCGAGCAGGTAGTACTATAAAATTAGGGCCACCAAATGCATTATTCATACCAACAATAAATGCTGAAGTACTTGGTGATTTACTAAAAAATTTAGTAGATGCATTTGGAACTTTAAGTACACTAGTACCAAAGTTAGCTACACCACCAACTGCAGCTAAAGCTGCTGGTGAAATTGTACAATTAGTTGGACAAAAATTACCTAGTATAATAGATATTATTGTAAATAAAAAATATTTAAATACTCAAATAATGGTAGCAAACCCAAATATAAAACTACCCTTTCCTTCTAAAAAAGGTATTACTAGAAAGAAAAAATTAAATGATTTGAATCCAGATACCCAAGCTGGTGGAACTGATACAGGTACAGGTACAGGTAGATCAGAGAATGGTGATTCGACACGCGACTCTAGTGGTAATCGTGATGTCGGCCCGAGAAGATATTAACAACCAAAGCAACAGGAGTTATCATGAATAAAAAACAATTTATGAAAATAATAACAGAAGTAGTCCGTAAAGAAGTGAAAAAAGAAGTTAAAAAGATATTTATAAAAGAAGAAACTAGAGAAAAAACTTCAAACCAATTAATTGATATTATTCCAGAAATCGTAGAACCTCATGAAGAAATTCATTTTACAAAAAATAAAAGTTTAAACGATGTTTTAAATGAAACTATTGGACTTAGTAAAAAACAAAGTCGATCTGGTGAATATCCAACTTTAGGTGGTGGGACTTTTGATAGTTCAAAAATGTCTGAAATGTTGGGATATGGAAAATCAGATGATATGAAGAGAGATATGGTGGCAATTGATACAATTAAAAAAGCTGGTAAATCAATTGACCAAGTTCCAGATCATGTAAAAAACGCATTAACAAAAGACTATAGTGGTTTGATGAAAGCTTTAGATAAGAAAAAAGGAGGGCCTTTATAAATGCCTGAAAGCGCAAAAGAGATTGATCTCGATCCAAGAAAATATGTTGGGCTATCCTTTCCATTAAGATCGGATAATAATAATGATTTTGCATTAACTAAAAATTCATTGGAACAATCACAACATAATCTTAAAAATTTATTATTAACTCATGTTGGTGAAAGAGTTGGTCAACCTGAATTTGGTAGTACATTAAGAGCTCTTTGTTTTGAACCTGATACTGATACGTTAACTGAATCAATAGACGAAGAAGTTAGAAGAGCAGTAGAAAAATGGTTACCTTATATAAGTATACAACAAGTTAATACCTTAACCGATGCGGCTGATGTGAATAAGTTATTTGTATCAATATCATATACTACTAGTCTCAATCCTGAAACTTTAGAATCAATAACTTTAGATGCAGGTTATACAGCTACAACATACTAATAGGAATTCAAAATGGCTCGTACAACAGTAAAAAAAAATGTAGTAAAAACAGTAAATTATCTCAATAAAGACTTTAATGACTTTAGAGCTAATTTAATTGAATTTGCTAAACAATATTTTCCAAATACATATAATGATTTTAATGAAGCTTCTCCTGGTATGATGTTTATTGAAATGACTGCCTATGTTGGTGATGTTTTGTCGTATTATATAGATTCACAATTCAAAGAATCTTTATTAGCTTACGCCGAAGAGAAACAAAATGTCTATAATATAGCTCAATCATTTGGATATAAACCAAGAACTACTTCAGCTGCAGGAGTTACGTTAGATGTATTTCAAACAGTACCAGCTCTAAATGACATTGCTGATTATAGATATGGTCTAACCATACCTGCTGGAACTAGAATAAATGCATCATCTAATGGAACTGTGTTTCGTACTTTGGAGGATGTTAATTTTAAATCTTCAAATTTATCTAATCAAGTACAAGAGTCTATATTTGAAACCAATAACAATCTTCCAACTAAATTTTTGTTGAAAAAACAAGTAAAAGCTCAAAGTGGAACAATAGTATCAGAATTTTTTGATTTTGGTTCTGCAGAAAAATATACACAAATAAAATTATCAAATGAAGATGTTATAGAAATATTATCATGTACAGATAGTGATGGTAATAAATGGTATGAAGTAGATTCATTAGCAAGAGATACTATATTTGAAGATATGGAAAACAATGTAGATAATGATCCTGTTGCAGCTGCAGATGGGCAAACTGCTCCTTATATTTTAAAGTTAAAGAAAACTTCTCGTAGATTTACAACTTTTATAGATGAAAATGATAAAGTAGTTTTAAGATTTGGTGCTGGTATTTCAGATAATCCAGATGAGGAAGTTATACCTAATCCAACTAGTGTTGGTTCTAGTCTACCAGGCAGTCCAAGTTTTTTAACAGATGCTTTTGATCCAAGTAACTTTCTTAAAACAAGAACCTTTGGACTAGCACCATCTAATACAACACTAACTATACAATACGCTTTTGGTGGTGGTTTAGATGATAATGTAAATTCAGATGACATTACTGATATATCAAATATAAGTTTTGTTATAAATGATGCTTTACTATCAACAGCGTTGGTTCAAGATACAAAAGACTCCGTATCATTTATTAATCCAGAACCAGCTAAGGGTGGTTCAGCTGGTCAAACAGTTAGAGAAGTTCGTGAAAGTGCTTTAGCACACTTTCAAGCACAACAGAGAAACGTGACCAAAGAAGATTATATCGGTAGAGCATATGCATTGCCAGCTAAGTATGGTTCTGTTGCAAAGGTTCACTTTGTACAAGATGACCAACTTAATGCAACATCGGCTACAGAAAATTTAGAAAGAACAATAACTGAAGCTGACATTGGTTCTACAGTATTATCTCTACAAACTGGTAGAATACCAAATCCATTGGCAGTTAATATGTATACATTAGGTTACGACAACAATAAAAAATTAACTACATTGAGTCATACAGTAAAAGAAAATTTAAAAACTTATTTATCTCAATTCAGAATGGTTACTGATGCTGTGAATATTAAAGATGCATATGTTATTAATATAGGAATTGATTTTGGAATATTAACAAAAGCTGGGTTTAACAAACAAGATGTACTTTTAAGATGTGTTAATGAAATAAAAGATTTTTTTGAAATTGATAGATGGCAACTTGGCCAACCAATAGTTTTATCTGATATAGCGTATGAACTATCTTTAGTAAATGGAGTGGCAACAGTTGTTCCACCGGCAGAAAATAATCCAAATAATTTACCAATAGTAGTTACTAACAAATATAGTGTAGCAGAGGGTTATTCTGGAAATTTTTATGACATAACCAGTGCTTTAAAAGAAGGTGTTTTATATCCGTCATTAGACCCAAGCATCTTTGAAATAAAATATCCTAATGTTGACATAAAGGGTAAAGTACTTGGTGATAATTTAGGTGTGGGGGGATAGATAAATGCATTATTTTACATTTGCTGAAAAAGATTCTACTTTATACGAACATAGTGGTAGTATGAATAGTGGGTTAGATGAAATATTAGAAATACGAAAAGATGTTAGTGATACTGGTGAGGCAGTAAATGTATCCCGTATTTTATTAAAATTTGACATAACAGAAGTATCAAAATCTATTCAAGTTGGTAGACTCGGTGGAGCTGTTCCAAAATTCTTTTTAAATTTATATGATGCGAAACCAACAGCTCTGGCAACATCACAAAGTTTATATGCATATCCAGTTAGTCAATCTTGGACAATGGGTGAAGGTCGTGCATATGACAATCCAATTAGTCAAGAAGGATGTAGTTGGTTTTATAAAGATGGTTTTGTAGATGGTACTTTGTGGGGACATGATGCGATGGTAAGTTCCTCTGGTGGTTCTTGGACTAGTGGAAGTGGATTTGAAGGTAGAGCTAACTTCACCCACAAGACAACAGATTTTAAAATGGATGTGAGTGATATTGTATTTAAATGGATGAGTGGTTCTATTGAAAATCACGGATTTATGTTAAAAAGAAGTGGTAGTGTTGGAAATTTAGATGCCAGTACTGATGAGGGTAGTTCAAATAGGTTGGGTAATTTTTCCTTCTTTTCATCCGATACACATACTAAGTACCCACCTACATTAGAAACTATATGGTATGATTCCAAATGGGATTCTGGTTCACTTAGTCCATTAACTTCAACTAACCTAGAAGATATGGTTATTTATATGAAAGGTTTGAGGCCGGAGTATAAAGAAAATTCCAAAGCTAGATTTAGAGTTGTAGGTAGAGAAAGATTTCCTGATAAATCATTTTCTACAACTTCTGCAAATTTGGCTGTAAAATATTTACCAAGTGGTTCATCGTTTTATTCAATACGTGATGCTGAAACTAATGAGGTTATTGTACCTTATTCAACATCATCTCTTTTGAGTTGTGATTCTACTGGTAATTATTTTAATTTAGATTTAGAAGGATATCAACCTGAGAGATACTATACACTAGAATATAGAATACAAAGTGGTAGTAATACTGTTGATGAAACAGACCAATTTTTTGATGAGGGTTTTACATTTAAGGTATCGATATAATGCCATATACAGAACAAGAATTACAAGATGTAGATTTTTATAGAGAGTTTATAGACAAAAAAAGTCGTGACTATTTAACAAGACTTGCTGAATCCGCTGAGGCTGGATTTAAAATGGGGCCAAATAAACAGGTTCGTGTTTTGTTTGAAGACATAGAAACAGGAATGGGTATAGAAAATGCAAATTTTAATTCTCCAGCATATAATCAATTTGAAACTGCTTTAAGTATAGGTGCTGGTCAACGATTGTTAGATGTGTTGAATGCTGAATATAACGCTTATTTATTTTCCGAACAATCAAATTCTAATGCTGGATCTGATGCTGGAGCAATGACTGGGCCTCCCGCCAACACAACAACAGCACCAGGAGATGTTCCAACACAATATTTTATTACAGATATTATTAGTAATATAGAAACTTTAAGCACTACGGTGTATAATGGTAAATACAGAGACACTCTTAAAAGTGGGCAACTAGAACAAATTATAGATAGGTCTATATCAGAATTAGCTGATGTTCAATTTGCAAATCCACTACCAAACGGTATATCAAATAGAGATGTTATAACAAATGAGTTTGCTAGTGATAGTAGGAAGTGGTTAATAGACAATAATCAAAAAAGAATATATCCAGATTTAAATACATTTTATGGTTCTAATGTTTCATTTAGTGATTTAAAAACGTTAACAATGACAGTATTAAATACAATACCAGATGGGGAGCCAGTAGAATAATGGCAAGATTAGATCAAAAAGATTTACAATTAGTAAGACGAGATGCTCCTGTAGATTTAAATACAACTGCATATAATTATTTAGGTGGTGAATTTTTAACAAATGAAAATGACTATATAGAAGTTTTAATTCATGACGCTTCTAGTAATTTTTTAGAAAGTATAGTGGTAGATTTTGAGGATTATGTACAAACAGATACTGGTGGAATACAATTAAAAACAGGAACTATACTTAGAAAGGCTGGATATGATAGGGGTAGATTTGTTATTAAATATAATTTTTTAAGAAAAATAGCAGGTTCATATGAAAATGTTTTAGTTGACAATCAAAATCAAATTTGGAACGGACAATATCATGTATTATCAACTGGTCAAATACGAACTGGTGATATTGAAACTGAATCTTCGTTTAGTTTATATTTAAAAGAATATAAATATTTTATACATGCTATATCGGATTCGAGAAAAGAAGTTCGTCTTGCACCACAACCAATAAATAATGCTAAATATTTAAAAGATTTTTATTATGCACAGCGGGTTATGAAAACAATACAATCAGATGGAACTGATCTAGCTAAAATACAATTTGTTAATACAGATGCATCACTTGGAAAAGGTGGCAGTAACGTACTAAAACTTGTCGATGCAAATCAAAATTTTATGAAACGATTTGTTGGTGGTACACTTACAATTCCAAATGTATTTATAACTGGTTTTAAAGAGATACCAAGAGATGCACCTATAGGTACAGCAACAGATTCTGAAGAATTGGGTACATTACAAGCACGGTTTAGACTGGTTCGTGATGGTACTTTTGCTGAAAGAGCTAATTTTGGAGGCAGTTTTGGTGATCCATATTTTAGATCCGCTTTTAGTACATTTAGTGGAGCAGATGGTCAAAGTCCAACCCCAGGTCAATTTCCTGGTAATATTTTAGGTACATCAGGAGAACATACTTATTATGAAATTACCCCATCTGGTGGTAATAAAATGAGTACCATAACTAGATTAAAAAGTGGAACACCAGCTAATTTTAGTCCAATACACGTTATATGGACAGACAACGAAGCTTCGAGTACTATTGTATTAGAGAGTAATTCCATATTACCAAATTTAGATATACCGACAACATACGAATGGAGAATTTCGGGTTGGGATCACGATAGTGAACCAGATAGAGATAATCCTAAAGATTATCAAGATGGTTGGGCATATTACCAAATTACTCCAAAAGTTGAGACTGAAGGTAATTATTTAATAACAGGTGGTAGTAGTGATCCAAAAGTAGCAGTTCCATCAGTTATTATACCAAGTGTGGCAACTACATCAGATTCTACAAATGGTAGTTTTCTTGTATTTCAAGCATGGGGTAAGCACGTTACATATGGTATATCACTAACTGTAAGTCAAGCAACAGGTGTAGGTGAAAATTCTACTTCTACTTTATTTTTACCAGCTATTATAGAAAGACGATAATGATATATCTAATAACTCAAAGGATGGGATAAATGCCTAATAAACCATATATAGAATTACCAGCAAATATAACAGTTCAGGGTGCTGGTACACCAACACCACCATCTCCAGAAGAGATAAATCAAGATAGACCTATACCCTTTGGTCAATCTACTAGTCATTTCAATAGAGATCAATCAGACTATTTAGACAGTGTAGGAACTAATTATCAGATGGTAAGTGGTATGTATAACAGTGCCATTGACGACATTGCAGTTTTTGTTTGTGATTATGGTTCAGATGTAACTATAAGAGTTAATGGTGCATATATAGCTAATAATTATAGCATAGCTCATGGTAGTCCTAGTTTTCAATCTCTTCAATGGGAAATCGTGGATCAAAATGGTGATACTATAGCAGCATTTGGTGGATCAGAAGGCAATCAGGATTATAATTGGACTTTTAGGTTGCAAGATGCCTTTACTGAAGCTCAGATAAGTCAGGTTCGGAATTTAAGATTTAGAGCTAGAATATGGTATACATTAGAAGCACTTGACCAACAAGCTGCAGATCAAACCGATCCCAATGAAGATACATTTGGTGAAGGTGGAGGGGGCCCAAGTAGTGGGGCTGAAGAAGCGTATACTCCACCACCAGCATCTGACATAGTAGAATCGGAGCTATTAAATGATTTTGATTTTATAGTTATACCAAATCCACCCAATGGGCCTGATGAACCAGTACCACCATTGACGTATCCAATATATGCACCACTTGTTCTTAATATTTCAGCTGTTACAGTTAATGATAATAGAATTGAAGTAGATCAAACTTATGATGAGTTTGTAGAAAAATTAGGTGAGTTACCAACTGATCAAGATTTTAGTGCAGAAACTCAATTTAGAAATTGGAAAATAAAATTCCCCATAAATAACAAACGTGATTTAAATACTTACTTACATTTTGGTGATGAAAAAATGGAATTGGTTACAAATGTAAGAACAGATAGTAACACATTTAAAATACCCCCATACTCTGCAGTTTACAAATTATATAAACCACTACCAGAAGATATAGAAATAAAAGACAATGTTTATATTGTAAAAGAAATACTACCACAATATACCGAAACAATAGAGTTAGTACCATTTGATCAACAAGAGGATGTACTAGTATTAAAAATACCAGATACTCCAGAAGATGCATCTCCAATAACAAAAAGAGAAGTGGAATTAAAAAATTATGAAGAGTTGATCACAAATGATTCTAGGCTTCAAGATGATATAATAGATAAATACATAAGTGGTAGTGAAAAACCAGTTACTTTAAATTTAGATTATTCACAATATGAAAATTACGTTAATTTTTCTTCAGCTCAAAAAAGATTAGAAAATTTTAAATATAAAATTGAACAAATTGAAGAAAACACAGCATTAAGTTCTTCATTTGTCGGTGTTACAAGTGGTAGTGGTGAGAGTTTAAAATTTCATAGAAAAATAAAAAATATTAAAAATAACTTTGATGGTTATGAAAATTATTTATATGGTGATGTATCTACATACGTTACGAGTTCTATGGGTGAGTTTTTTAATGCATCATGGCCCAAGACAGGAAGTGGAACTTATAATGATCCGTTTGTACCAGTAAGTTCTTCACATGCCGATTTTACATCTTGGTATGGAAACATACTAGGTAAAACAGGACAATTATACAGTGCTTCATTGTATGATACTGAAAATTCAAATAGACTAGTTAGTTTATTACCATCACACATTGGTGATGATAGTGATAATTCAACTTTCATAGATTTT